CTATGCCTGACTATTAACAGGGCCGCCCCGGGTGCGATGGGCACTCGGTTAAACCGCAGGTTTATTGCTGTCCTGCTGCTGTTTGATCTGTCGACGCAGCCGTTCAATGTCTTTCTTGACGCCGACGCCGCTGTGTAATGCCAGGGCGCTCTCAAGCGAGGCCAGCGCCTCGCCCGGGTCACCAGCTTGCTCGTGGGCCTGGCCGCTGGCCTTGTGCAACTTGGCGCGCACTTCGTCCGGCATGTCCTGATCTTTGGTCAGCGTCATGGCCTTTTGCAACAAGTGCAAGCGCTGCGGCTGATCCGCTTCGCTGACTTCGCATTCCGCCGCCTGCTCGGCGACGACGCAGCCGATGGTGCGCTTGTAGCGCTCCGGCATGACCATGTCATTTAACAGTGCGCATTCGGCGAGCTGCAGGGCGCGCGCGAGGTTGCCGCAATCCATATGCCAGACCATCAGCGTGGTGAGAACGTTATCCTGCGCCGATTGTTCAGCGGTGACGACGCCGTCCAGATAGGCTTCATATTCCGGCAACAAGGTGGCCTTGGCGGCAATTTTGCGCTTGACGCTCTGGATCTGCGAGAGTTGCTGCTGATGCGTGTCGAGCAATAGCAGCATGCGCTCGTATTCGCTGCGGCTTTCTTGCGCCGACTGGGCGCTGGCGTCAGCCTGTGTCTGCGCCAGTTTGCTTGTGTAATGTTTGCGCGCCGGGCTGTTCATGTGGGTTACTCGAAGACGATGTTTTCGACGACGCAACCACAGCCATAATCTTCGATGACATAGGCGTCGTTGCTTGATTCGTAATTCTCGATGCGGTCGCGCTTGGCGTTGTCCATGACCGTACGGCGTCTGGCGCCTTCCTGGTAGTAGCGCGACAGATTGTCGAGGCGGGTCACCATCAGGGCGCCCGTGGGGAAATAGGGCACGCGCACGGCCGGCAAACCACCGACGCGCTTCTGGCTGATAATCATGTCAGCCGCCATAACTTCGGTCGGCGGCAAGGCGCTGTTGATTAGCGGGAAATACTTGTCCGCCAGCAGGTCGCGCCCGAGAATGACGCGCAGATTCGTGTCTTCGCGGTACCAAGGTTCGATTAACGAGTTGACCGCGTCGAAGACGAGGGCGTCAATATTGACATAATCCTTGCCCGAAGCGCCGATAGTTACCTTGCCGGCGGCAGCGCCTTCATCCATGACGCGAGCGCCGCCATTATGCGAACGGTATTTTTCAAGCCAGCCTATATTGACATCCTGCATCAGCGGGTTGGCAACCTTGTTCGAGGTGGCGGCGCGGCTGACGCCGTTGAAGCCGATGCAGATAATGTCCAGGCCCTGACGGCGAACGATCTGATCGCGAATGCGCGTCTGGAAATCACCGAATTTTGCCCAGGCGTCGAGCTTGGCGTATTTGATGTGCGTATCGAAATTGGTCTGCGAGCACTCATAGCCCTGGTCGTCCAGCGTCGTCGGATCGTTGGTAACGCGATCCTGCGAGTCGGTGTCGGTCGTGCCGGCGATGGGACCACCGATGCCCAAACCCAGCTTTTCGCCTTTCTGTTCGGTGACGCCGATGTTATTGACCATGCCGAGAAATTCGCTCGATTCCTGGATGCGGTCTTCCAGCGTTTGCTGCACGCTGGGTTCGACGGCGAATTTTTCAGTTGCGGAGGGCACGCCGTTGAGCGTGGCGAGCTGCGCCATATAGGCGTTGAATGCTAGGCGGGTTGAATTGCGCATGGTGTACTCCGGTAATTGCTCCTGTCGGGTTGCTCGCTAACAGTCGGTACTGACCGCGCTGCTACCCGTGTTGCGGTGGTGGCGCTGATCTTTAGCCTCGGTCGTTTCGAGAAGGGTGTTAAGGTTGCCGAGCTCGGTACCGATTTTGTTGGTGCGGGTTTTCAGCTCGGTAATGTCGCTGTCGGTGCTGTTGAGCTTGTTGGCGATGGTTTCGGCTTCACGGCGGAAATCAGCAGCAAAGCCGGATAAACTCCTGGCGAGTTCTTCAATCGCATTCAATTGCGGCGGTTGCGGCTGTGCAGACTCCTTTGTCTTGGATGCCTGGGCGGAAATAAGCTGGTTGAATTGCCGCGCCAGGCCTTCAAGCCTGTCGAGCGTGCTGGCAAACAGGTTAGCGGCGCCGGGCGGGTTGGTTTCTTCAAACTCGAAATTTGTTTCCAATGCTGCCGTGAATATATTTTCCGGCCGCTGCTTGCGGTTGGCCAGCGGATTGGCCGACGCCTGCGACGAAAATGTCAGCATGTCCGTCCCCAGGCTGGCGGGGCTGTCGGTAACACCGAGGCCGACCAGATTGGCCTCGCCGCTGCCGGCAAAGTCGAGATCGATCTAGCAACTGGTGTAGACCTTCTGCCGGTTGCGATTGTATTCGCGCATCTCCTCGGTCGGATCGAGCTTGGCAAACAGCGTCAACTTGCCGTCGACTTCTTCGGCCTTGACCTCGATGACGTCGCCCATTGCCTTGAACGTGCCGTCCGGGCTCATGCTGCGCATATGTTCGATCCACATGCGAGCGCCGTATTTTTCGCGGTTAAAATTATTGGCTATTTGCGTGAGCCAGTCACGCGAGATCTTGCGCCCGTCTGTGGTGGCGCCTTCGGTGGCGACACGAAACCATTTGCTTGCAGGCATTTGCTTCTCCAGTCGATTCGTTTCCGGTCAATTCTTCAGCGTTAGCGTATGGATAGCGCCGCCATTGAGCAATAGGTAAATTTTTGTAGGTTGGCGCTACAAAATTATTTGTGTCCCCGCGTCGGGAGTGTGTCCGCAAAATATCAACATGGAGTTAAGCGTCGATTGCACAAAAGCCGAATACAGCCCGCGCTGGCTTGCGCGTCGTTATGGCTGGCTCGGCTATTCCTGCGCTGAAATTGCCAAGTTGCTGAACCAGCCCAAGTCAACGGTTGCGAGCTGGAAGGCGCGAGACCGGTGGAACGTGGCGCCGACGAGCGATAGAATCGGCTGCCATCTCGATTTCCGCCTCGGGCTGCTGATAAACATGGAGCACAAATCCAACGCTCATTTCAAAGAGATTGATGCGCTGATGCGGCAGCTCGAGCGCTTGAGCCGCATTGAGCGCTACAGCGTCACCGGCAAGGAATCGCACCTGAATGAAAGGCGCGCCGGCAACCATGTCAGCAAACGCGCGCCGAAGAACGAGATCAACGCCGAGGCGGCGGAGAAGCTGAAGGACACATTCAGGCAATCGCTTTACGGCCATCAGTTGCATTGGTTTGACGCTAAGGCAAACCGGATCCGCAACATATTGAAGAGCCGCCAGATCGGCGCGACCTGGTATTTCTCTCGCGAGGCGTTGGTCGATGCAGCAACAGGCGGCGGCAACCAGATATTTCTCTCAGCCAGCCGCGCGCAGTCGGAGGTGTTTCGCAACTATATCGTCCAGTTTGCGCGGGAAGCGGCGGACATCGAGCTCAAGGGCAACCCGATCATTCTTGCCGACGGCACCGAGTTACATTTTTTGTCGACCAACAGCCGCACCGCACAAAGCTATCACGGCCATATTTATATGGACGAGTATTTCTGGATCCCCAGATTTACCGAATTCCGCAAGGTCGCCAGTGGTATGGCGATGCACAAACGCTGGCGCCAGACTTATTTCAGCACGCCATCCTCAATCACGCACGAGGCCTATGCCTTCTGGGCGGCAAAGAAACGGAGCAAGACCGATGCGCCGGAACTGGATGTGTCGCACCAGGCGCTTAGTGCAGGGCGGCTATGTGAAGACAGGCAGTGGCGGCAGGTGGTTAATATCGAAGACGCCATCGCTAGCGGCTGCGATTTGTTTAATATTGACGAGCTGCGTGAAGAATACAGCGAGGAAGAATTTGCCAATCTGTTGATGTGTGAATTTATCGACGATGCAGCGAGCTTCTTTAATTTCGAGGAACTGAGCCATTGCGGCGTCGATAGCCTGTTGGCGTGGAAGGATTTTACCCGCAGCGCACAGCGGCCCTTCGGTGACAAACCAGTCTGGATCGGTTACGACCCCAGCCGCACGCGTGATAACGCCGCGCTGATCGTGACGGCGCCGCCGTCTGTTCCGGGTGCGCCATACCGAGCGCTGGAAAAACACGAGTGGAAAAACACCGATTTCAGCGCCCAGGCCGAGTCAATCCGCAAAATAACCGAGCGCTACAACGTCGAATTTATCGGCATCGACACCACCGGCATTGGCCGAGGTGTCTTTGACCTGGTGCGCAATTTTTATCCGGCGGTGGTACAGATCAATTACAGCCCTGAGGTGAAAACCCGCCTGGTGCTACGCGCCAAGGAGCTGATACGTAGCCGGCGCATGCAGTGGGACAGCGGCTGGAACGACATGGTGCGCGCCTTTCTGGCGATCCGGCGCACGACGACGCCAAGCGGCAACGCCGTGACTTTTGACGCGGTCCGCAGTGACACGATTGGTCACGCCGACCTTGCCTGGGGCCTGATGCATTCGCTGGATAACCTGCCGTTGAGAGAGATCGCCAGCAGCGTGCAAGGGCAGCAATCATATATGTTGTTATCTGATTAAGGAATCAAAATGGCCAGAACGAGAACGAGGACGAGAAACAGACGCAGAATGCCAGACGCGCCAGCCAACGAGGCGCAGCCATCCACGCCACAGGGCGTTGAGGTTTTTACCTTCGGCGACCCAGAGCCGGCGCTGAACCAGACTTTGTTTGACTACCTATGCGTATGCCGCGTACATGATTATTTCGAACCGCCGGTGTCGTGGGATGGTCTGGCCAAAACGCTGCGCACCAGCCCGCATCACGGCAGCGCCATCGCCCTGAAGCGCAACCTGCTGACGCGTTTTCTGCGGCCGCACAACAAGCTCGCCAAGCAGGAATTCAGCGGCGCCGTGTTTGATTATCTGACTTTTGGCAACGCCTTCCTGCAAGGCATCAAAAATCGCAAGGGCGGCATTATAAGCATCAAAAGAGCGATGGCGAGATTCACTCGCGTTGGTACGGACCCGGACATTTACTGGCATTTGCCTAACGACCCGTTTTCGCCATACGGTTTTTCTGCGCGCGGCGAGCCTTACCCGGCATGGGCGATCTGCCATTTGCAGGAATCGGACGTGGCGCAGAATATTTACGGTACGCCGGACT